AATGTGTAGTCATTGTGATAAAACATTATGTAAAAGAAGAAAATATGGAATAGGTGATGCACCAACATTTCCAGAGTTAAGTGACTTACAAGAAATTCAATTAGAACATCCTTATTATTACTTAAACGTAGATGGTAAAAGATTAAGATTAGATAGTCCAAAACATTTAAGACAACAATCATTATTTGAAGAAGCATGTATAGCAGGAGTAGGAATGCTCCCACCAACTTTAAAAACTAAAGATTGGAAACAATTAATAAATGGATTGTTAGCAGGGAGAGAAATTATAGATGCACCGGAAGGAATGAAAACGGAAGATCAATTAAGAGAACACTTAGAAGATTATTGTAGTGATAGAAGACAAACAAAAAGAAAAGAAGATATTGAAAGAGGAAATGTTTGGAGTGATGATGAGAATCATTACTTTAAATTTAGACACTTCTTTCATGACCATTTACAAA